TGTACGTATTCTACATACACCCGAAATATAACCCCCCATCAAACGCTTAAATATTTTTTATATTTTTTAAAAAAATGTATTGACAAAATGATGTGCCCATGCTATAATATATACAGTTAAAGGAACAACACAAACAACAAGAAAGAAGGAAAACAAAAATGACAATCAACATTAAGGCGCTTGAAAATGTGAAAGCACGTTCCGCATGGATGAAGGGCGTGAAGGCATACGCAATCGAAATGCTGGAAGGCATTGAAAATGCAGATGTTATTCACAGCAAGGAAGAATTGAAGAAGGCCATTTTGAACGGCGCTTTTAATTGGAAGAATTATAGTTACAGTGGTTGTGCGTTGGTTTATAATCGGGATATCGCTGAAAGACTTTGCACGCCGTCGGAATTTCGTAAAGTATGCGGAGGATTGTACAATCCGAATAAATACGAAAATTGGCTTGACGTGCAGGCAAGAGCGCTTGAACAGGCTTGTCATATGATCATGGACATTTGTTTTTGAAAGGGGATATGAAAATGAAACTCATTGAAAAGGACACTAACCGCGTCAGCGATATCCACATGTTTATTGTATATTACGACGAGCGCCAAACCAGTTGGGATATTGCAGATGATTTTTTTCGATGGGGTGGAAGTTGTTGCCGATATTGATTATTGCATAGACCAAGCGAAAGATTGGGTTTATGGACGTTGCGACTATGACGAAAACGACCCATGCGAAATGAGAATTGCGATTATTGATAACGAAGTGTATTCTAACGTTTAAGATTGTTTCACGTGAAACAGAAAGGAAGATGTATATGCTGTATAATGTGATGTTTTACTATCATTCAAGCGCTGTTTGTTCGACGCTGGAAAGAGCCGAAACGCAAGAAGAAGCAGGATTGCAGGCCGAATTCCGACTTATGTCTCTTTTTCCGAATGTCAATTATGATAATGTAACTGTGAATGAATGTGCGTGATTGTTTCACGTGAAACATGGAAAGGATGGGAAAATGAAAATTTCTCAATCAGAATTGACATTTTACATGACAAGAATTTTCATGTGCGATTTTTTCAAAGCATATGAAACGCGCGATTCTGCTATCAATTATCTAGAGAATTTGGGTTATGAAGTGAATATTGAACGTGACTTACAGGGTTGTATTAGTGACGTTGTGGTTAAAGAACATATTGACATTCGGAAGGAGGTGAAAAGTTATGCTTGAAAAAATGTTGATGGTTTTAGCGGCTGTGCTGACATTTATGATGTTGGTTTTGGTTATCATTTTTATCTGGATGTTACTAAACGATATGCAAAGGAGGTAAACCCATGACAATCAGCAAATCGTTAGCGAAATTCTTATTTGACGCATACGGCGGCGACATGATTTTTGAAAATGGCGTATGCGTAGGCTTTGACTTTACGCTGACGGAAGAAAATGAATATCTGAACTATATTGTAGCTGTTCAGCGGCAGAAGAAAAAGCAGGGCTTTATGACAATGAAAAGCTATGAATGCTTTGTGTATTATCGCGTTGATTGTCCGTCTGAATGGTTTAGGGGTGAATGTTGGAAATGATAGAATATTTCAAAACATGGGAGAAAGTACAAGAGGAAGAAGAGAAAGAAGGCCGACACGTGCGTTTTCTGGTGTTCGATATCCGTTTCAAGGGGTATCGTGATGCCGAAGCAAGGGATTTGCGAAATAATCCAACGGTCAAACAGTCTGAAATTTACCGAACCGCGACGAAAGCAATAGCTTTTCTGCACGTGAAAAATCGTATAAATTATTCATACTATAAAGAAGGTTAAGTATTGCATATAGCACAATTTTGTGTTATAATTATAGAAAAGCATGGTAAGGCTATACAACCAGAAAGGAAAGCAAAATGGAAAAAATCACTCGAAAGATTACGAACACTATTATTAACGTCGGATTTCTGAAAAGGGGCGAAAACGGTGAACTGACGGTTGAACCGAAGCCGCCGATTGAGGTTATCGGCCGAAAAGTCGGAAAAGATGCGGCGGCACGCTATGTGCTGAAAGAATACCGTTCTTCCGATTATATTGTGACTGGCGTTGAACATTCCGAAAAAGAGTACAAAGTCAGCCTTGAAAACTTTATCAAGGCATGCGAACAGGAGGGTTAAAAATATGAATAACCAGATTATGAACGTCGAAGAGCAGGAAATGAACATTTTTGAGCAGGGCAACCAGAAACCCGCATATTGCTCAATCGTGGCCGAAACGTTTGAGGACAAGGCAAAGATTTTCAATGCGATGTCCTCCCCGGATGAACGGTTGCGCAATCACATTAACGAGATTATCAAGGTTCGTGATGTATATTGCGAAATTGTGGAATGCACAAATAAGGATACAGGCGAAACGAGTGAAGCGCCGCGCGTTGTCCTGATTGACACGGAGGGCAAGAGCTATCAATGTGTAAGCACAGGTATCTTTAACAGCCTGAAACGTTTGTTTACGGTGTTCGGCATGCCCACATGGGAGAAGGGCGTGCCGTGCAAGATTAAGCAGGTCAGTAACGGAGAGCGTCAAATTTTGTCGATTGTTGTTGCGAATAAGTAAAAGGGAGGTGAACAGGGGTAACGATTGCGTTACCCCTGTTTGTTTATGGCGAAATTAAAGAGAAGTCAACGCGAATCATACAAAAAGACGTTGGCAAACGCTAGATATTTAAAGAACGAAGCGAAAGCCATATATAAGAACAAATTGTTATATGACGTTTATATTCCGACTTTGAAACAGCTTGATAAAATGGCGTATGCAGACGTGAAGAACATTATGCGTGATTTGCGCAACCTGACGCGGCCTAGCGATCTTGTCAAGAAAGCACATACAGGTGGCGCGGCTTATAGCGTGTTTGAAGAAAAGAAAATAAGGCGGCAACATAAACAGGCAGAAGAAAGACGTGCGGAGCGCCGGGCGTTATTACCAGAGGAACAAATACCGGGTTTAATGGGGAGTGAAATTGAAACGCAAACACGTCCGATTAAATTAAATATAGAAAATGTAGGACAAAAAGAGTTTGAAAGAATTGCAAAAAGACTTGAAGCAGAAACGAGTGAAGAAGAAAAGCAAAGAAAGAGTGAGACTTATTATAGTAATTATATGAGCGGAATTTATAATTTGTTTGGAGAAATGGCTGATTTAGATGAAATTTATTCAAAACTGGAACAAATTCCGCCTGAATCGTTTGATATGATAACAGGAATGTATGAGTATTTGGCAATGGATTTTTGGTACAGCGATCCTAGCACAATACAAGAACGTTATAATAGTTTCATGGAGGATTTAAATAGAGCGGTTGAACATGTAACAGGAAAGGGATGATAATATGGTGTTCTCAGCAGATTTTGAAACGACAACAACGCCTGACGATTGCCGGGTGTGGGCATGGGGTGTTTGTGAAGTTTCAAAAAATCCGTGTGAATACCATATGGGAAACGACATCAACAGCTTTATGGCGTGGTGTTTTAAGCAAAAGAATCCGTGTTTATACTTCCATAACGCAAAATTTGATACAGATTTTATTATAAACTGGCTGTTCCGCAATGGTTTTGAATGGGTTGAATCGACGAAAGGAATGATTGACGGGCAGTTTACAACGCTTATATCTGATGATGGGAAATTTTACACAATGCACATTTGTAACGAAATTGTACCGAAAAGAAACATCATTGAAATACGCGACAGCCAAAAATTATTAAACATGAGCGTTGCGAAAATTGCCAAAACATTTAAGCTACCGGATAGCAAACTGGAAATAGATTATAATGAAATTCGAGAAATAGGGCATGAATTGACCGCCGAAGAACAGGAATATTTGAAAGCAGATATAACCATTGTATCAAAAGCGCTGGCAGATTTGTTTGAAAACGGAACAACCCGCTTAACAATCGGAAGTAACGCTTTGAATAAATATTATGAAATGGTTGGAGGAAGAAAGCAATTCCGAAAGATTTTTCCGAAGCTTGACGTTATTGTTGATAAAGATATTCGTGCCGCGTATAAGGGTGGTTTTACATATCTGAATCCGATCTATAAGGAAGTTGATATAGGCGAAGGTTTGGTCTTTGATGTAAATAGCCTTTATCCGTGGGCGATGCACAGCCCGAATGTGTTACCGTATGGCAGACCAGTATTTTTTAGTGGTCAATATCAAGAAGATAAAATGCACCCGCTTTATATACAGCGTTTGCGTTGTCAGTTTGAGTTAAAGCCAAACAAAATACCTATGATACAGCTAAAGCATAATCTATCATTTGTACCGACAGAATATCTTAAAAGCAGTAACAACCAGATTATAACGCTCACGCTGACAAACATTGATTTAGAGTTATTTTTAGAAAACTATGATGTGTATGAAATGGAGTATGTAAACGGATGGAAGTTTAAAGGCGCAAGCGGAATGTTTGACCAGTATATTGATTATTGGGCAGGAATAAAGATACAGGCCGCAAAGGATAAAAATGCTGGATTACGTGCAATCGCGAAGCTATATCTGAATTCGCTTTATGGGAAATTTGCAACGTCGCCATATGTGCGAAGCGCTATCCCTTATTTAGGAGAAGATGGGGTTGTGCATTATCATAAAACAGAGTATGAAGAACGTGATTCTATCTATGTGCCCATCGGTGCGTTTATTACAGCCATCGCCCGAAATAAAACAATCCGATCTGCGCAAAGCGTGTATGATAGATATCTGTACAGTGATACAGACTCCATCCACATTAAAGGCACAGATATTCCGGACTGTTTGGAAGTAGATGATTATAGGTTAGGCGCTTGGAAGTGTGAAAGCAAGTTTGAGCGCGCGCGTTTTATCCGTCAGAAGTGTTATATTGAAGATGAAATTATAACCGAAGAAGAATACAAATCCAAAATGCTTGAATTCCCCTATCTTTGCAGGAAGGCAGAAAACGGTTATCGGTTTATGAAAGTTACCGTGGCAGGCTTGCCCGCTGGCGGTTATAAATATGTAACGTGGGATAATTTTAGAGGTGGTGCGAAATATGGCGGAAAATTACAGCCGAAGCGTGTAGCGGGTGGAACGGTGCTAAACCCGACGACATATGAAATTAAAGTCAGTTGACAAAATATTGAACTTATGGTATAATCTAATTGAGGGGTTCAATATTTCTAACATTTACGGGTCAGCCGCGTTAAGTCGTGCCGTAATGTCAAGCGCCGCGCTACGGCGCGGGAATATTCCCCTTATTTTTAATGAGGTGATAGTATGTCAATGTTTTTTGATATCCGCAAATATTACAAAATGGGTTATCTTTATAACTTTTTTATTGGTGCGCGTGGGTGCGGGAAAACGTTCTCGATCAAGGAAACGACAACAGACGATTTTTTAGCGACTGGCGAACAATTTGTGTATGCTAGGCGTTATGACAAGGAGATAGAAAATAAAAAACTACAATCATTTTATGATGATTTGTGGAAAGAAAAGAAAGATAAATACAAAGACGTTGAGTTTGAAATTAAAAATCAGACGGCATTTATAAACGGCATGCCTGCTGGCTACTTCAAATGCGTTTCGCGCGGTATCGTAGACAAGGGCATAAACAGTTATACAGACGTTACAAAGATTTTTCTTGATGAATTTATTTTAGGTAAGTCGAATTATAGATATCTGCCGAACGAGCCGGAAATGTTTGAAGATTTGATTGAAAATGTAGCGCGTTTGCGCGAAGTGCCGATCTATGCCTTTTCAAATAACGTCACACAGGTTAATCCGTATTTTCTGTTCTACAATATCCGATTCACACCAAATTCGCCACGAATCTATAAGCGCGGTGACATATACGCCGAGAACCTTAACATGAGCGAATACACAGCATATAAGGCAAACACGCGCCGCGGTAAGGTATTGCAGGGCACACAATATTTCGATTATGCGTTTGAAAATAGCGCGCGAATGGATGATGCGACAAATATTAGGCGAAAACCGAACGGTTCAAGGCTTCTTGCGTCGCTCACCATTTCCGGGGTTAAAATCGGCGTTTGGAAATCGCCGAATTACGGTGAATATACGCTATCCCCTGATTGCAAAGGAGCTACAATCAATTATGCCTTTGACTTTTCCGAAGTCGGAACGAATCAGTTACTATTAAATTATAAGTCAATCGTTATCAAACGAATTCTTGACGCGTTTGCGGCAGGTCAGCTTTACTTTGAAAATCAGCATTGTAAAAACATTTTCCTGAAAATTGTGAAAAGATGATTGACTTCCCAAAAGAATATGATGTATAATAAACATGAAAGGAAGGTGAACAGCATGACGGCAGATGTTGTGCAGACGATCATTCAAATTATCAACGGGTGCGGATTTCCGATTGCCGCGTGTGTTGGTATGGCGTGGTTTATCGTGTGGAACAAGAAACAGGCACAGGAAAACAAGAAATATAACTACGAGAATCTTCGTGAAGCAATCGACAACAATACGAAGGTAATGCAGGAACTTTGTTCCCATCTCAAGGCGCAAAAATGATTGCAGGAAGAGACGCAGTAGAAACTGCTAGGCGCTACATCGGAACGCCTTATGAAGAGATGGACTGTAATGCACTGATAATCAATGTTATTCGTAACAGCCCAAACGGAAATAAGGCATACAGATGTCAGGGCACGAATTGGTTGTTCCAAAGCTTCTCCAACAGGGGGAAATATCAATACATTACAACCCGTGACAAAATCGCCGTTGATTATTCTAACTGTGGAATTGGTTCAATCGTTCTGAAATATAACGAAAAAACAGGCGATTGTTCGCACTGCGGGATTTATGAGGGAAACGGTATTGTTATCCACTCCCCACACAGAGGGAAAACGGTTTGTGAAACAACCATCGCAAAAAGCGGTTTTAATTATGTTGCAACGTCGAAATTTATTGAACCGGAATTTCCGAAAACGATCAATGAAAAAGTAGACGTTTCGACAGGACAAACGACCTATGATACACAGATTTTAAACAATTATATCGATCAGGTTTACAAACTGCTCGATGAAATCAGAAGGGAGGTTAATGCGAATGGCAATGACTAAAGACGAGCTGAAAGCCGCGCTTGGTAAGCTTGTTGGGGAAAGCACTGACCCGGAAATTATTGCACAGGTAGATAGCATTATGGAAGGGTATGCAACAGACGACGTGTTGAACGAATTGCAGACCGAACTCGAAGCAGAACGGAAGCGATTTAAAGAACGCTTCTGGGGCGGCAGGGAGTCCGAGGAAGAAGGAAGCAACGGCAACCATGTCCCCGCCGTCGATCACGGCACGCGAACGAGCGACGAAATTATCAACGAATTTTTTAAGGGGGTTTAACAAATGGCTGATATCACTAATGTATTGAATGACATTCGCGCCCATGCTAGTCTTGACTATCAGAGGGCGATTCCGGCGGCGGTCAACGAAAATCTGGAAGAAATTGCTGATGCGGTTATGTCGTCCGTTCAGCTTCAAAACGATTATGTGGCCGCGCTTGTCAACCGCATTTCCGCTTCGCGTTTCACGTCGCGCATGTTCCGAAATCCTTACCAGAAGTTTATCAAAGGGACGAACCGTTTCGGTGATACCATCGAAGAAATCTATGTGAACATGGCAAATGCTCACGAATACAATCCGAGCATTGCCGAAAACGAGGTGTACAAGCGGGAAATTCCGGATATCAACGCCGTTTTCCATCGCCGTAATTCCAAAGTGTTTTACAAGAACACGATTCAGTACGATGCGCTGTATGCTTCTTTCCTCAGTGACAATGGCATGCGTTCACTCATCGGTCGAATCGTTGATGCGATGTACGGCGCGGCGAACCGTGACATTTTCTACTGCACCAAAAAGCTGATGAACGTCTACGCGCCGTACTATTATAAGGTAACTGTTCCCGCCGCGACTGCCGCGAACGCTGACCAGATTGTGACGACGATTAAAGGCATTTCTAACATGCTGGAATTCCCATCCGATCTGTATAACCGTTTCGGCGTGGAGAACTTTACCGAGAAGCCGCGACAGGTGCTTATTCTCAGGGCAGATGTCGCCGCCGTGCTGGACGTTAATTCCCTTGCGAAAGCGTTTAATCTCCAGTATGCGGATTTTATCGCGGGAACATATGTAACGGTTGATACGTTCGGCGACGGTCTGGATAATATGCTGGGCTTGCTTGTCGATGACGAATTTTTCCAGATTTATACGAATCTCGAAAAGTTTACCGAGAACTATAACGGGCAGGGGCTTTATTGGCAGTATTTCCTCCATCGCTGGATGACTTACAGCGTCAGCCCGTTCAGCAACGCTATTGCATTTGTCACGGGCGCGCTTACCGAGCCGACGGCCATCACGATCACACCTGCCGCGCCGAACGTTCCACAGGGTGGCAATCAGCAGTTCACCGCGACGGTTACGCCGAGTGCGGCACAGCAGAGTGTGCACTGGGAAATCAGCGGACAGAAAAACGGTGGTACTTACATCACCGCAACCGGACTTCTGCATATCGACAGCGAGGAAAGCGCCGCTTCCATCACTGTAACCGCGAAGTGTCCGAGCGCTCAGACGATCACAAAAACCGCAACTGTAACCGTTTCCTGATGAAAGGAGGTTTTCCCGCCGTGCCGCGTGGTGCGGCGGGAAATTCTGGTTATGCCTGAATATTACAATGAATTCAACGTGTTATATGATAATTTTGGGGATAAACAAAAAACAAATGCACGCTATATATGGGGATATCTGGGTGCGTTAGGTTTTACATTAAATAGTGTTGCGGCCATGCTTGGAAACTGGCAAGCCGAAAGCAGATTGAACCCGAACGTTGTAGAAACGAAAGCTAAAGATAGATGGGATGAATGGGGAAATTACGGATATGGACTAGCACAATGGACGCCGTGGTATACTAGGCGCAATAAACATACGGGAGAATGGGAAGACCCTAAAACTTTTCACGGAAGCGTGAACGGTGAAACTTTCGGGTACTGGGCAGAACAAAAAGGCTACACGACAAATAAGCAAACTGGCGGCACAGTAGGCGAAATGAAGCCACAGCTTGATTATATTTCTCTTGGTCTTGGTGGATGGAAAGTCGATAGCACATATTTTAAGATGACGTTCGACGAATTTAAAAAAAGTACGAAGAACGCGGGAGAGCTGGCGAAAGTATATTACCGCAATTATGAGCGATCAGAAGCGGCTAGTTATGGCAACAGGCCGTCAAATGCGCTGAAATGGTTTGAGTATCTGGGAGGTGTTACACCGCCTTCACCTGTTCCGACAGCTAAAATATTAAAGGGAGGTAAAAATGTATGGCGTATATTGCACCTAATTCAACAATTTTGATTTGTCATGGTGTGCCGCTATCGCCCGATTATATCCACACAGTCGATTTTGAGAATTCAACATTGCAAAGCGCATATTTTTTGACGAAAGCGAAATTCAAGCTTGAAAAATATAGTTATCAAAGGAAGAACGGCGTTCTTACGGTTGCACTCACGACTGAACAGCTATATGATTGCAATTATATTGCGTACAAAAACACGTCGTTTGAAAATAAGTGGTTTTACGGTTTTATTACGAATATCGAATATGTGTCGAATGATGTAACCAACATTTACTTTTCGGAAGATGTGCTTCAAACGTGGATGTTTGATTACACGTTAAACCCTTGTTTTGTGGCACGTGAACACACATTAGATGATACAATAGGCAGTAACATACAGCCCGAAAACCTTGAACTTGGCCCATATATTTATGAAAAATCAACCTACTTTAATTGTGCGCCGCGCGACAATCTAGCTTTTATTATCGCCGCAGGGGCAAAAGTGGACGATCAGGGTTTAGGGAAGATATCGGCGGCCGCATATGAAGGTTCAAACGAATTCAATAAACAGCAAATTGTCTATGAGGGGCTTTGTTTAAATATAGCTCACGAAAAGACTTATGACGGACTCAAGTATACCGCTTCGCAAGTGGCTGATGCTTACATTGACGCAATAAATAGTGCTGGATTGTCGGATTCAATCGTGGCGGTTGTATGCGTTCCGTACAATTTTATTCAACTTGCACTTGCTACTCAGGGGCATTTAGGCGCATACCCGTATAATGATGTTAAGCCGTATACATCAATAGCCGGGTACACACCTAAAAATAATAAATTGTTTACAAGCCCTTATAAATATTTAGAAGTCAACAACCATGAGGGACAATCAGCAAGCTATGAATATGAACTATTTAGAGGTAACAAAATTGATTTTATTATCAATTTCGCACTGCAAGTTAATTTTGCTGTTATACTTAATTCAAGAAATTATAAAAATCAGGGTATTTCTGACGAATCAATTACAGTTTGCAATTTTCCACAATGTAGCTATATAACCGACACTTATAAAACATGGTATGCTCAGAATCAGGTGAGATATAAAACAGCGATTACAAAAAGCGCAATAAATGCGGCGTTATCTATCGCAACGACAGGGAAGAATGCGCAGAATGCTATCGATGCGGCTAGTTATGCGATATCACAGAGCAAGCGAAGAAGTGAACGCCGAGAAGCACAAGCCGAACTTGATAGAGCAGAAACAGGTTTTCTTGGTGGAACGGCTGGGCGCGTTATAGACTTGGCGGCAACAGTGGCCGATTACATGGTTGAAAAACAAGTCCATCAGGTTAATAATATTTCAGCCGTTTATAGCGGAGATGACACTACATCTGTATGCTTTGATAAAAAAGGATTTGTGTTTAACCAAATTTCAATAACGCCGCAATACGCACAAATAATTGACGGTTATTTTTCACAATTTGGATATGCAACAAATCTTGTAAAACGCCCAAATACAAGAGGTCGTGCTTCTTGGAACTATGTAAAAACCGTTGGTTGCGATGCTCAGGGTTCAATTCCTCAATACGCCATTGAAGCAATCAATGCTATTTTTAATACGGGTATCACGATTTGGCATAATGCCGCGTGGGTGGGCGACTACACGCGCGACAACAGAATAACAGGAAATGGGTGATTGTATGGCCGGAAAAGGCGTAAACGCCGTTCGATTCAAAAACGGCGAAATGGCAAAAGAACTCACGCAAGATTTGCATTGGTTTAACCTTCTGAATTCGCTTTATTCAAGCGTGTTTAAATGGGAGAATCTGCCGATTACGATTGATGAATATTTTATGGAGACACAGCTTGCTGATTGTGGAAGCGTCTGCGCCTACTATGAAAAAGACGTTGGCATTGTATGCTTGCCGTCTCAGCCGGGAAATCGGTTGAATATCTATGGATATCCATCAGAATATATCGTATGGGGCTTGAATGGCTACACAAATAACGTGCCGCTCACGCAATGCGCGCCGTGTTATGACAATGTGATTCATCAGCCTGCCGTGTTTGATCTTAAACTTTACGCTAAACGATTGAGCCAAATTGATATCAGCATTGACGTTAATTCCCGAAACCAGCGAACGCCTTACATTTACGCGTGCACACAAGATCAGCTTCTCAGCGTGAAGAACCTTAACCAGCAAATCGCACAGGGAAAACAGGCTGTATTTATCAACAAAAAAGGCATGGAAGATATCAATCTAAATGTCGTCCCCACTCCCGCGCCTTATGTTGCGGATAAACTCCAACAGCTAAAGCGCGATTTGCTTTCCGAAATCCTCAACTATATGGGTGTATTTTCTGGTGTGTCGATCAAGGCCGAGCGCGTAACCAGCGGCGAAAACGCGGCGAATGTCGGCTATATCCGTGTGGCTAGAAATTCGCGCTTTAACCAGAGGAAGCAATTCTGCGAAAAATTCAACAAAATGTTTGCTGATTATATTGACAACCCCATTGATGTAAAGTATAGTGAGGAAGCGGTGGAAAGCATCGCGGCGGGTTTGTTACGACTGGGAGGTGAAGAACGTGTCGAATTACACAATTTCCTTGCAGAGGATAGCGGAGAGTCTGACGGGACAGAATGAACCAGCAGGATTCAATAAAATTGATACAATCATAAATGAATCAGTCCCGCTTATTTTCGACTTTGATTTTCCGTTCTATTCCGATCTTGCGGCAGATAAATTGGAGTTTGAAAAACAGTTTATTCTGCACTTTTACACGCGCGAAATCGGCGTTGAAACGTTTGGGTGGTGGAAAGTACGGCTTAAAAGCAAACTCATTGACGTGATGCCAAAATATAAACAACTTTATGATATCGAACAGAAAAAATACAATATATATGATACTGTAAGCATGGAAAAAACTGTTACATCTGCAAACAATACTACTGGGAAAGGAAGCAACAAACAGACAAGCGAAAACAGTAGACAGACAGACGATCTATACAGCGATACGCCACAGGGACAGCTTGAAAACGTTAAGGCAGGAAAGTATGTTTCCGAGTATCGTTATCTGGATGACAACAGCGCTTCGACAGTAAACAATACAAACGAAAATAGCAGTACACATAACGGAGAGCAGACGGAAAAATGGAGCGGAAAAGAATCTGGGCTGACGTACAGTGAAATGAAGGTAAAAGAGCGTGAAGCGATTCTTAATATCAATCTCATGTTGATTGATGAATTTGAAGATTTGTTTATGGGGGTGTTTTAATGGCTGACCAGCATATCAAGCCTATTAGATTATGTGTGAACGTCACGATTCCAACAATCGACGACGATTCTATTAGTCTATATGAAGCTATGGGCATTCTTGCTAACAAAATGCAGGAGGCGATTAAAGAAATCAATACCGCGCTTAAAACCTTGGAGGGCGCATATTCGGTTGACAACCCGCCGCCGTATCCGGTAAAGAGCGTAAACGGAATGACGGGAGATGTAACTATTTCTCTTCCGGATAATGTGTACACCACTGACAACCCGCCGCCGTATCCGGTAAAGAGCGTAAACCGCGCAGAAACTAAAGACGTTGTAACGGTTTTCGAGCCGGAAGGTGGCGGCATTGAAGATTTGTCGCAAGCGGAATTGATTGCCGCTTGTAAAGCTGGCGCAAGATTAGGCGCTTTTAATCAGGACGACGGCACATGTAGATTGTACCATTTCAATCTGTTTAGCAGTCCCGAACGAGTTGAATATTCTGAAATCGCAGGCGGTAGCACAAGCGGAGTTATTAGCGTAAACGACCAGACGGGCGCAGTCGATATTTTTAAAGCACCGATCAATGCGGCAAAAGCCGAACAGATTAAGCAACTCAGAGGGACAAACCCTTATAATTTGCTGGATAATAGCAATTTTGTTAACCCTGTTACTCAATTACCTATGAATTCTTGGCGCGGTTCAGGGAAATATGCTATCGACCGCTGGAAACTAACGAGCGGCACGACGGTTTCACAAGCGGCGGACGGGCTGAAAATCGTGTCGGACAAAACGAACTGGACGGCGGGCATTCATCAGAATATTGAGGCTAAACGTTTTTCCGACGTAATGACATTTGCGGTGCGAGGCGTTTTCCCTGTGGCGTGCCGACTGTTTGTCTACATCGGAAACGGCACGGTGAATTTTGGACAAGCGTATTTTCGGGGTGACGCGGCGGAACGCACGCTTACGGTAAAGCTAACAAAGCCGGACGGCCTAGCCGAGGACGAAACGGTGCTTGTGCTTATTTCTACAGACACAGAAAGTACCGGAACGGCGGCGGTTGTCCGCTGGGCGGCGATCTACGAGGGCGAATACACAGCAGAAACCCTTCCGCCGTATGTGCCGAAGGGATACGCGGTGGAACTGGCCGAGTGTAAACAGTATTTTCAGACGGTTTTAACCGATAAGCAGAGTTTTTCAGGCTATTGTGCTAATGGAATTGCTTATTGTTTTATCCCTCTACAGAAAATGCGTGTTAAGCCTACAGTAACAGCAACAGGCAAATTTTATTATACTCTTGGTGATAAACAAGGCACAACAACAGCAAACGCAACTGCGCACAAATCAAACGAAAATCAGGCAGTTATTAAATGTGCAATCGCCGAAACAGGCATTTTAACAGGAATGATTACACCTCGAGGTACTATTTATATCTCATCAGAGCTATAAGGAGAACATACCATGGAAAGAACAATCTATAAGGTTTTGGTGCAAACAGACAATGATGGACGCGTGACGGCTATTAACAATGATATTTTTGTTAATAGCGCAGGATGGATTACTATCGATGAGGGGAAAGGGGACAGATACAGGCACGCACAGAACAACTATCTGCAAAAGCCGCTGATGGATGAACGCGGCGTGTACCGTTATAAACTTGTGGACGGTATGGTTACACAGCGTTCACAAAAAGAAATGGACGCGGACTTTGATGCACGACCCGCGCCGCCGCCGACAACCGAAGAGCGCATGAATGCGCTTGAATCTGCTAACGACGATCTTATTTTGATGATGGCTGACTTAATTGGAGGGCAAAAATAATGAAAACTTTGAACGCTTTGAAACTTCGCATTATGACCCGCGCTTTCAGAATCCGCATTGCAAACGGCGAAAATTTTGAAGATATCGCCGCAGATTATCCCGCACTAACTACTGACGATCTTAAAGCAATTCATGATGCGCTGAACCTTGCTTGATAGGGGATGTATTATGACTAATTATATATCACTATATGAGGCCGTCTGCAAAATGCAGGAAAAAATGAACGAAATCATTGACAGGGTGAACAATCTTGACCCGTCGGGAAGCTCAGATTATGTAAAAACTGTGAACGGTTATAAAGGAGATGTCAAACTAACTGGCAACGATATTCCGTACAATCAGCTTAAAAGCGTAAACAAACAGATAAACGACAACGTGAGCGAAATTCAAACGGTAAAACAAAATATTGCCGATCTTGATCTTTCACATGTTCTTGCTGGAAGTAGCGCCCAAATTCAGCTGATGCAACAGAATTCTTTTAATTCTATAACAGATACGCAATGGAAAGCATTCTATGATTCAGGCTTTCGCGTGGTGGGTATCGTTAATGCAGGGTATACTGAAATACAAGCGTTATACTTACAGAGTACAAACCCGCCTCACAAACCTATCCCGATTAAAGATAGCGGGGGAACGAGCACAATAAAAATTCACCAAATTTATAGCATAAGCAACACAGCGACTAATTGGTTGCCGGATGAAACAGACGATAATGCTTATATTTCCAGAATATCCCCAGAGGGAACAGGCGATGATAAGGGAACAGACATCATTTTCTATTTGTATAAAGCAACTTCAAAACCACAGTTAAAATTGTCATATAGATTAAAAGGGGTAAAAGAATGGAAAGACGCCAATTTATATACTGAAAATAATCCACCACCCTACCCTGTAACAAGTGTAAATGGAAAAACGGGTGCTGTTACAATTCCGACGGGTGGCGCAACAATTACGACAAAAAACCTAACTCTTTCATATGATGATAGTTATGGCGGGTTTACATTCCCTGTAAATAGCGGAGTAACGCCAAATAACATTCTTAATATCATTATAACAGGATTCAGTGGAAGCGGTTACCCCTCTAATTATACTCTTTCTATAATCCTTCATGACGGCGTACCACACGTACATATTTACGGATTTTATATTGATAAAACAGTGCAAGAGTGGGGCGCAAGCGGAAACACGATCACGGCTATTGTACAAATTAAGTAAAGGAAGGGCGAAAGCCCTTCCTTTTAAATTTTGCGAACGTGAACGTCTTTAATCTTCAAATCCATGTCAACGTCACATGTTACCATGTAGCCCATAATCGCAAGCGTTGCAATCATCGCGTCCTTTTCGGTTTTTAGGAAGCTTTGACGCAAAACGGATTTTTCATTGATTATAGCTTTGTATTGATTCAGAAGAACCTCTTCCATTGTTTTAATGCTAGTCTTTTCGTATTCGTTCATTTTTATCCATCCTTTCAGCAACCCGTGGCAACAACATGTTCTTCACTGTCATCTTTGAACAACACAACCTCTTCGTTGATATCCAGCGATTGAAGAATGAGATTGAAGAGCGGCAAGGCCGCTTCTTCGTCGATCTCAATATAACGCACGCAAGTATCTTTTTTGAAAATGCGGATAATCATAACTTTCCCATCCTTTCCATGTTTCACGTGAAACAATCACGCACATTCATTCACAGTTACATTATCATAATTGACATTCGGAAAAAGAGACATAAGTCGGAATTCGGCCTGCAATCCTGCTTCTTCTTGCGTTTCGGCTCTTTCCAGCGTCGAACAAACAGCGCTTGAATGATAGTAAAACATCACATTATACAGCATATACATCTTCCTTTCTGTTTCACGTGAAACAATCTTAAACGTTAGAATACACTTCGTTATCAATAATCGCAATTCTCATTTCGCATGGGTCGTTTTCGTCATAGTCGCAACGTCCATAAACCCAATCTTTCGCTTGGTCTATGCAATAATCAATATCGGCAACAACTTCCACCCCATCGAAAAAAATCATCTGCAATATCCCAACTGGTTTGGCGCTCGTCGTAATATACAATAAACATGTGGATATCGCTGACGCGGTTAGTGTCCTTTTCAATGAGTTTCATTTTCATATCCCCTTTCAAAAACAAATGTCCATGATCATATGACAAGCCTGTTCAAGCGCTCTTGCCTGCACGTCAAGCCAATTTTCGTATTTATTCGGATTGTACAATCCTCCGCATACTTTACGAAATTCCGACGGCGTGCAAAGTCTTTCAGCGATATCCCGATTATAAACCAACGCACAACCACTGTAACTATAATTCTTCCAATTAAAAGCGCCGTTCAAAATGGCCTTCTTCAATTCTTCCTTGCTGTGAATAACATCTGCATTTTCAATGCCTTCCAGCATTTCGATTGCGTATGCCTTCACGCCCTTCATCCATGCGGAACGTGCTTTCACATTTTCAAGCGCCTTAATGTTGATTGTCATTTTTGTTTTCCTTCTTTCTTGTTGTTTGTGTTGTTCCTTTAACTGTATATATTATAGCATGGGCACATCATTTTGTCAATACATTTTTTTAAAAAATATAAAAAATATTTAAGCGTTTGATGGGGGGTTATATTTCGGGTGTATGTAGAATACGTACA